TTGGGGTTGGTGGTGCTTTGGCTGGTAGGGGCGCTGACTTATTCATAATTGATGATCCACACTCTGAGCAAGATGCGAAGTTAGGAAAACCAGAAGTATTTCTGCCGGCATGGGAGTGGTTTCAATCAGGTCCGATACAAAGGCTTATGCCAGGTGGAGCAATAATAGTAGTTATGACTAGATGGTCTAAATTAGACTTGACAGGACAGATAATTAACCAAATGGTTAAGAATGAAGAAGTAGATGAATGGGAAGTTGTTGAATTTCCTGCAATAATTGAGGATAAGGGCGGAAATGAAGCGTCATTGTGGCCTGAATTTTGGCCCTTAGAGGAGTTACAGAGCAAAAAAGCGGCTCTTGACATAAGATATTGGAACGCGCAGTACTTACAGAATCCAACATCTGAAGAAGGTGCGCTAATAAAGCGGGATTGGTGGCAAATATGGGAAGAAGAAAACCCACCACCGTGTGAATTTATAATAATGACGTTAGATGCGGCACAAGAGAAAAATAATAGGGCTGATTACAATGCGTTAACTACGTGGGGTGTGTTTTTTAACGAAGAAGTAGACAACTACAACATTATATTGCTCAACTCAGTTAAAGAAAGGCTAGAGTTTCCAGAACTAAAAGAAATGTGCCTAGAAGAGTATCAAGAATGGGAACCAGACTCGTTCATTGTAGAGAAAAAGTCTAACGGAGCTGCACTATATCAAGAATTTAGAAGGATGGGTATACCTGTAGGAGAGTTTACTCCATCAAAAGGGCAAGACAAGATTAGCCGCGTTAACGCAGTTAGCGATTTGTTTAGAAGTGGAATAGTTTGGGCTCCTGACAAGCGATGGGCCAAAGAAGTTATAGAGGAATGTAACGACTTTCCATCTGGAGCTAATGATGACTTGGTTGACTCAACGACCTTAGCGCTAGCTAGGTTTAGGCAGGGTGGATTTATTAGGTTGCCTTCCGATGAAGAAGATGATATAAAGATGTTTAGAGGAAGAAACCATAAAAAATATTATGCCATATAACTCTAAAGAAAAGTTAAGAGCATATTTAATAAAAAACAAAAAACGTATCAAAGTATTACAGACACTAAGATCTAAGAGATGGCAAGAAAAAAATAAAGAAAAAGCAGCTCATCAAAGAAGAGAATGGGCAAGAAAAAACAAAGATAAAATGAATGCCTATAAAATAAAGTGGGCAAGAAATAATAGAGACAAAAGAACAGTGTGGGAAGCTCATAGACGAGCATTAAAGTTTAGAGCTACTATATATTTAACCACTGCAGATAAAAAAGAAATAGAGAACATGTACAAGTTAGCGCAAGATAAAACAAAAGATACAGGGTTCCAATGGCACGATGATCATATAGTGCCGTTAACTAAGGGGGGCTTACATAAGCCCACTAATTTACAGGTTGTTCCAGCTAGATGGAATATAAGAAAACGTAACTATAATTGTAACGTATACATAGAGGCTTAATAATATGGCAGACGTAGATAAGGGACTATATGCAGCTCCGGTAGGAGTTGAAGAATTAGCTGAATCAGAAGAAGCTATTGAAATAGAAATAGAAGACCCAGAAAAAGTTACTATTGGTATTGGTGATACTGAACTTGTTATTGATCCTGATAGAATGGACGACGAGAAGTTTTCTGAAAACTTAGCTGAAGAATTAGATGAACAATATCTTGGTGAGCTTGCTTCAGATTTACTTGAAGATTTTTCTAATGATGTAAACTCAAGAAAAGATTGGCTTGAAACTTACGTTGATGGCTTAGAACTCCTAGGACTTAAAATTGAAGAACGCACCGAACCGTGGGAAGGTGCATGTGCTGTATATCACCCACTACTTTCCGAAGCACTTGTTAAATTCCAAGCTGAAACAATGATGGAGACCTTTCCAGCTGCAGGCCCTGTAAAGACTTCTATTATTGGTAAAGAAACACCTGAGTGTGTTGAAGCAGCTCAACGTGTTCAAGAGAATATGAACTATCAACTCATGGATAAAATGCCAGAGTATCGACCTGAACATGAAAGAATGTTATGGGGTTTAGGATTAGCAGGTAATGCGTTTAAAAAAGTTTATTATGATCCAGCACTAGAACGCCAAGTATCTATCTTTGTACCAGCTGAAGATATGGTAGTACCTTACGGTGCATCTAACTTAGAAACAGCAGAACGTATTACTCATGTGATGCGTAAAACAAAACAAGAAGTTCATAACTTACAAGAAATGGGTTTTTATAAAGATGTTGAGTTAGGTGAACCTAATTATGATTTAGATGAAGTAGAGAAAAAAATTGCAGAGCAGATGGGCTTTGATGCTACTAATGATGATAGATATAAAATACTAGAAATGAATGTTAACCTTGACTTACAAGGTTACGAAGATAAAGATGGAAATAGAAAAACAGGAATAGCTTTACCTTATATTGTTACTATTGATAAAGGCACATCTGAAGTTTTAGCTATTAGACGTAACTGGAACCAGGACGATAGTATGAAAAAGCGTAGAGAACATTTTGTTCACTATGGTTATATTCCAGGATTTGGTTTTTATTGCTTTGGTCTGATACACCTAATTGGTGGATTTTCAAAATCAGGCACAATGCTATTAAGACAGTTAGTAGACGCAGGTACATTATCAAATCTCCCAGGCGGTTTCAAAGCAAGAGGATTACGTATTAAAGGTGATGATACACCAATTGGTCCAGCAGAATGGCGTGATGTAGATGCACCATCTGGAACCATACGAGATAACCTAATGCCACTTCCATATAAAGAACCAAGTCAAGTGCTTGCTGCTTTAATGGATAAAATTATTGACGAAGGTAGACGCTTTGCTTCCGCTGCAGATATGAAAGTATCTGATATGTCAGCCAACTCTCCAGTTGGTTCTACCCTTGCTATACTTGAACGTACTCTTAAAGTAATGTCAGCAGTTAATGCTCGTATTTATTATGCAATGAAAAAAGAGTTTGGTCTACTTAAAAATTTAATAAGAGACTACACTGACCCTAACTATGTATATGATCCATCAACTGGAACTCCAGGCGCTAAACAAGATGATTATAATAAAGTCCAACTTATTCCTGTAGCTGATCCAAATGCTGCAACAATGGCACAAAAGGTTGTTCAGTATCAAGCAGTAATGCAAATGGCTCAACAAAACCCAACTATATATGATTTACCAGAACTTAATAAACAAATGCTAGAAGTTTTAGGGGTTAAGAATATAAATAAACTTATACCAGACGAGGATGATGTAAAACAATTAGATCCTGTATCTGAAAACATGAATATACTTAACAGTAAACCTGTTAAAGCATTTCTTGACCAAGATCATGAAGCTCATATTGAAGTACATATGGCTTTTGCTAATGATCCTAAAATTAGACAGTTAGTAGGTCAAAGCACTAAAGGGCCGTTAATACAAGCAGCTATGGAAGCACATATAGCTGAACACGTAGCTTTCCAATACAGAATAGAAATTGAAAAACAATTAGGTGTACCTCTACCACCAGTAGATGATCCACTTCCAGTAGATGTTGAAAACGATATAGCTAGACTAACAGCTGGCGCTGCAGAAAAACTACTACAACAAAACAGTGCTGAAGTCCAACAAAAACAAGCACAGCAACAACAACAAGATCCTATTGTACAAATGCAACAACAAGAACTTGCAATTAAACAACAAGAAGCACAAGCTAAAGCTCAAAAAATGGCAGCTGATGTAGAACTAGAAAAAGCTAAACTTGAATTAGATAAGATGAAGATTGATTCACAAGAAAGAATAGCTGGAGCTAAAATAGGTTCAGAAGTTAGCCAACAACAAGCAGAAAGAAATGCTAAAGATCTAATGGAAGGAACAAAAATGGGAATGCAAGCAGTGCAACAAAAACAAGACTTTGCCCTGCGTGCAAAAGAATCTAGGATGCGTGATGAGACTGATGCTCATGAGCAGAAGTTGAAAGACAAAACCGAGATAGATGTAACTAAAGATGAGGACAATACTAACTAGACGAAAGGATTAACATGATAGAGAAAGAAACGCTTATGCTTTTATCCAGCCAGATAAAAGAAAGACGCAACGAAGTAACGGAAGATATGGCTAGAGGTGGTGCAGACCTTGGAGGTTATCAACATGCATGTGGACAGATTAGAGGTTTTGATACAGTTCAAATGATGATTAGTGACATGTTGGTAGTACATCAAAAAGAAGATGAAGACTTTGAATCTACTCCTACAGATAGTGTAGTTAAAATGGACACTAAAAGGAGGGATAAATGAGTATAGATCCTAATATTCAAAGCGACTATGTTTTAGCTACACCAGATAAAACTATAGTAAACGCT